TATTGTCTACTAAAGAATATTTTCCTCCTAATCCACTATCACTGGATCCTTTTACGTAAACTCTAATCGTAGAAGTATCAATAAAAGAGTTATCAAGTATAAATTTTTGATCTAAAGATGTATTAACAGTAAATTTTTTAGTGAGAAAAGTACCTTCTTTAATTTCGATATTGTTAAATGTCGCTATACCATCCACAACTGGAACTGTAATATTTTCTGGAATGGAGAATACGTAAGAAGTTCCCCTAACAGAACCAGTGCAAACAAGACCTGCTTGTAAAGTAACTGTTGGAGTATAAACAGGAGTACCATCCCCCAAATAATCATTAGGTTCTATATTTACAGCAAATGATACGGTAGCAGTTGCGGAATTTCTGGAGTAAGGTACATAACCAATATTTCTTGCAAGAGAAACAACGTTTTCTCTAACAGTTGCAGAATCCAAAAAGGATTCATTCACAACCATATTTGAATTGAATGCTGTGATATATGTGTTATATGCTAGAGTATCAATTAACACAGAGAAATTAGATCCTTCAAAATCAAAGTCCGTGAAGGTCGAGTTAGCACGGAGATAATCTTTAATTGAAGTTTTTATCTGGTCAAAATCTAGATTTGTAAATTTGGTGAAAGGCATTTTATCTTGTTGCCTCTAATATGAATGAGAACTGTTGCGTTGGTACTTCTTGTCCAATAATGTCAAAAATAACGGTCACTTCAAATTCGTTTGTATCTGATCGAGGTTCGACTTCTACATCAATATTATCCACTCTTGGTTCATAATTTGAAACTGTGTTAAGAATTTGGTCTCTTACAACTGATGCCGTAGCAAAGTCAACAAATTCAAATAAACTAGAGCGAACATTGGATCCCAAATTTGGATTAAAAAACCTTTCATTTGGGATTGTTTCTACAAGATTGCGAATTGAACGAATAATAGCATTTTGATTCTTCAAAATTGGCAAGTCTTTTGTCACAGGATGTGGGTCAAAAGACAGACTGATATCTTTAAATGATCGAGATATTCGAGTTACTGCCATTGGATAAGAAATTTCTTGGATTATTTATGTTTATTTCCACAAAGATCCGTATCCAGGCTCAGTTCCATAATCCCAATCATCATAATCATCATCATTTCGAATTTTTTCGTGCAATTCTTGTTGTTTTTTTAAGTTATGTTTAGGTGCCAGATCGTGCATAACTTCTTGAATCACTCTTTTTGGTGGTACACTTTCATAATCGGTGATGAGATGAGTCGTTCCCCACATCTCTTTCATGTAATTTGAGTCTCTATCTACTGGTAAATTGGACATTTTAGCTCCTGTTTTAATGTATAAAACAGAACTTTTATAAAGGAGGTTGCTATCTCCTCGTTATTATTTAACGATCTAACTCTCGAAGTCTAAAATTATTTGAATCCAGGTATTTTAAAATTTCAAGAGCAATTAATTTTGGATTTCCTTCCCCACAAGTATAAACATCTACTGCTAAACACCCATTTTCTGGCCAAGTATGACATGAAACATGACTTTCTGCTAGTGTAATCACCACTGTACACCCCTGAGGTATAAAACAGTGTGAAAACACATTTAAAACAGTCATTTTTGCACGCTTAATACCTTTTAACATTGCATTTTGAAGAGATTCTACATCATTAATCGCTTCAAAATCAACATCATACACCTCTAGGAGCAGGTGTTTACCCATCGAAAAGCGTTCCAATTCAGTTATACACAAAAAATATATTTATTTTACCCAAAATCCTTTTCTTTTGTAACCTACATCATCAATATACCTATAATCTTTATAAATTTTATCATCATCTTCTTCCCAGACTGGAATTGCCACCGTATTTTCATATCTAAAGTTAGGATTTCTGCGAAATTGTACTTCTATAAGATGCCCGTCGATAAATTCACAGTTTATCCATTCATAGTTTTTCTTTAAATTCTGTAAAATATCAGGAAATTCTATTTTTCGTTCAATTTTTTCCCATTTGTCCCACCTATAGATGGGATTTTTTTCTTCCCTAACACCCAATACCGTCATATCATGATGTTGATGATGATAATCAACACTTAAGTGTTCTCCTTTAAAGATTTCGCACCAAAATTCAGAAGGATGTATATCATCTGTAAACTTTTCTATCCATTCTATACGAGCAAAACGACTCATTCCAAATAAATTAAAGGATGGGCGAACAATATAAAAGTCGGGTTTAGGAACTGTAGTGCCTGCAGGACCACAAGTATAACCTAAATGCCGACTTAAAAATAGTTTATTATAAACCCACAAATCTTCAGGATGTATATGATTCCATTCATCATTACAGTCTAGAAGATACATTTACTTAAATCCGTATTTTCTACTTGGTTTGGGTTTTCTCCTTTTCCGCGCCGCTGCCTTTTGAGCATTAGTGCGGCAAGTACCAGTTCTGCGATGTTTACCTCCTGGTCCATGTGAACTTTTTTTCATCTTTTCCCCTGTCCCCTGTATTTTTTACGTGCTCCATTACGAGAAGACGCAGCATATTTAGTTCCTCCACCATCTCCTTGACGAGACTTCTTAGGAGGACCTGGAATATAAGATCCGTTTTTTCCTTTTGCCATAGCCATAATAGTTATTCTCCAATAATTTCTGTTTCAAGTTCTTCAGGTCGTGGAGAACCTGTCTGATAAAATTGAATTGCCAGATCCTCCATAACATTGAAATATTCTTCTTCAGTGAGACTTGTATAAATTTGTCTTCCTCTACAAAGAATATTGTAAGTTTCGTTAGTCATCTCAAATGATTCTTGTCTTCTCATGACCGACGCGAATGCGAGGATCACACCAGATTTCAAATCCTGCGTCCTTTGCATCCAAACAGAATGATACATCTTCTCCACACATGTCTTGAACTTCCCCTGATTCGAAGACTTGCATCTTTGGAGCAAACCATGGATACTTCATTTCAGAATGTTCAAATACACCATGTTTAATTAAAAGCCAACCAAATCCAGCGTAATCAACTGTGAATGGTTTACGTCTCTTAGAGATGCTTTCTACAGTTTCATGATTCATCACTCCACCATTATTACGAAAATCATCTTCTTCCATCCAATGTGCAACTGAGGTTGTGTGACCATCTTCTGTTGCATACCAACCAGAAGCAATATCTTTATCCATCAGTACCAACTGCCAGAATTTTTCTGTATTGAAAACAATATCAGAATCAATCCATAGTTGATAATCATACTTCAGTTTACCATCCCAGGGTATCTGATCTGGTCCACGCAGAACATTTGCACCAAGACACTTACAACGGGCAAAGTTAACCATTGATGAGTAGTCTTGTGAGATTTGAATGCTTGCTCCGGACTGAACTAAATCGAAACAAAGTTGTACGAAGTTTTTCAGATAAGTGTATGAGACTCCTCTACCAGGAAGACAAAAGACAATGGATTTTCCACGTACCATTTCTTTTGCTAGGTTATAGTCCCATTCTTCGGTTGGTTTTTGTGTAACAGGTGATTTTGCTTTTACTGTAAATCCTTTTGCCATAATAGAAAATAGTTACTTCATTATCATACATCATTATCTATAAGAAGTCAATCCACCTCTGATAAAATGACCTCATCACCATCGATTACAAACTTGATTTGAGTATCTTCATACCATTCCAGTTCATTCATAACTGCCTCTGGAATTATAATGTAATACTCACCACTAATTGGATCGACCTCTATGGATTCAAAAATACTCCCGGAATTTTTTTTCATTTCCTTTAAACCTTTTTCGTTTTTATATAGGGAAAAAAATTTTTATAATGAAAGGAATAATTAGATCGCTTTCGTAACACTTTATAGCTTGTAGGGACCCATCGATTTTATATACGGGGTATCCCCATCCTATACCTTATAACACGCCGCCCGCAGGGGGCGCCAAGGGACGCGGCACCCTGCCAAACACGAACGAACGACTGCCGAACACGAACGAACAGAGAGGGGGGTCACCCCTGCTGAGAACGCCACCCGCTGATGGGGCAGCGGTGGTCGGTGGCGTGTGCCTCAGCATACTGGGCGGCGATGACCGTAGCAGGCAGACCCCAGTGAATGTAGGAGGAAGGGCGGGACCCGTTCTTCAGTTGATCGTGACGGGAAATCCACTTGACCTGACGGGTCGCAAGGTCGGAGCAGGCAGCAAGGGGGAAACGCATCGGAGGGGGGGGTGTGAACTGCTGATAGTGTAGCACGAATCGGGGGAGGGTCACCCCAGGGCGTAGCGATTGACCCACTGCCCGACGCTGCCACCAGAGAGGAGGCGGAGCATATCGCGGCGGCGGACGGTGTGAGTGCTGAAGTGACCTGAGCGCCACTCAACCGTAACGTTACGCTTGCGGGGGCGCAGGCGCAGTTCAGCGACGGCGCTGCTGGGGACGTTCTGCCAGATGATGACGGTGTTGAGGGGGTTGCTCATCAGGAGGGGTGTCGGTTGAACTGAGAGAATCATAGCACGGGTCAGACCCCGTGCCGCTGGCAGAGTGCTTCCAGGTTGCGCTCAGTCTCATCGCTAAACAGGGGGGCATCGGGGGTCAGGGTCACCGACACCGACCCATCGATGGTCAGCAGGGCAGCGTCGATTCGTGCCAGGCGACGCTCCACAATGGCAGCATCGAAGTTCTCAGGGAACTTGCAGGACAGGGACAGCAGCTCCGACTTCCAGGAGATCAGAGCCAGGCGCAGGTCGCGGGTGGAGAGGGTGGCGGTCATCGGTTCAGGGGGTGTCGGTTGCTTGAGTATTGTAGCAGGTCGGGGGGGGTCAGTCCATCCCCAGTGCCGCCTTGAGGTCCTGGTATGCTGCCAACCAATGGGCGGCATCAGACTCATTACCAGCGACGCTGCAATCACAAGCGATGCAGAGCAGGGCAGTGCGAACGGTGCCCCAGGTGCGTTCAGGCAGGGTCACGGTGGTGAGGGTGTCGGGGGTCCAGGCAGTCATCGGTTCGGGGGTGTTGGTTGCTTGAGTATTGTAGCAGGTCAACCGACGCAGCGGCGAGCG